CTGAACCTGCACCTGCACTAAAACTGATTGCATTATTAGGACAAACCAACATATCGGTTTCACCTTCACAGATAATTAAGGGTTTATTCTTATCATAATCCTTTAAAAGATTTAATCCATATATCTGACAATGCTTATCCCCTTCTTGCCAATAAGACTTATGAATTTTAATCCCTGTAATTTTTCCGTTAACATCCAAATAATTAAAGACTTTAAGTCCATCATCGGTATATCCTACCTTCATTTGTTTAAGTCTTGGTAAGGACTGTAAGTGTTGCGCGGGTATATTCTTAATATATCTATCCGCGATATGATCTAAACTTCCCTTTATTTCGCGTTTTTTAGGGGGTATATGCCCGTTTTTTACAGGAGCTTCACCATTAATCATCTTCTCAGGATTATTCATATCTAAAGCCTTTGCGAGTAAGTAGGCATTTCCCTTCCATCCGCAGCTAAAACACTTACATTGACCATTGGTAAGGTTAAAAGAAAAAGAGGGTTTACTATCTTCATGTGTACCAAGTGGACAACTGCCCTTTCCTTGATCACCTTGATATTTTACTCGCTCTACTCCTACTTCGTATTCATAAAAATACTTAAAATCAGGCATGAAGTTTCTTTAACTCATTAAAATAGGTTAAATCTTCTCCATTTGCATCAATATCTTTTTCAAGTTTTATATATTCTTTTTCCTCATAATCCATCGCCCAGAGCATAATCGCATAATTTACCAAATCCTGACATCTTCCTTTCAGTCCTTCTGATCCTTCTTTTCCTGAAATTATATAGGCGCGTATAGAATCCATGTGCTTTAGCATATACACTAAAGCCACCGTTTTTGCATCCATTCCCAATCTGTCACCTATTGATTTAAAGTTTTTAAATTTATCTGCGCTATCTACTGTGTATTCGCGACCTTTTTCAATTTGAATGGACTTACATTCAGCTAAAAATTCATCACTTAGCTTAAAAAATGTATCTACTTGCATTATATCTCCTTATTTATATCCTACTTTCATATAGTAGTTATTACCGATTTTCTTTATTTCTTCTCTTTTTGTTGGAGTTTTACCTATGCAATAACCCCATTCTATTGCTCCCTCGCGCATTTCGGATAAAACCTGCGAGGAAGAAAGTTTTTCTGTAATCTTGATGTTAATCGTGTAGTAAGTCATAGACTATGATTGGATTAAATTCACCTAAATACGCACCTACCACATTGTATTGAATCCAGTCTACTGACTCTTCATCTGTCCAATCATTTACACCTTTAAATAACTCCACCAGTTTGGTATAGCTATACACTACCTTACCACAATGACTGACTCCTAAAATGGCAGCATCCAGCTCTTTTGGGTCATAAACGATTGCATCAGGATTATGTATTGCTATTTCATCTCTCATTTCAACCAATCCTTCATTTTCATTAGTACCACCGTTTCTCCTCGGTCTGCCCTGGTCATCACCAAATCACAATTCCCAAATGCTAACCATTGTGGAATACTTTTTCTTCGCTTTGCTTGTATCTTCAAAGTTTTTTTGTTCTTCTTCGCCACTATATCCACATCTTCAGTAAACCCCATACTTCTACCATCTGATCCCCAAGCGCGTTTTACCTTATAACCCGCTTTTGCAAGTTGCTCTACGAGTTCCCTTTCGTAAGTGTTTCCTTTTGATTTAGATTTACTTGCCATTTTCTGCTGCCTCCAAAAATCCTTGAAGTATATCATTTAAGAGTTCTTTCATCTTTAAATTTTTACTATAACAAAATGTTCTAAATCGCTTATATACATCTGGTTGCACAGTAAGTCTATGCCTTGTAGATAACTGCATACGATTACTACCCTGACTATTCAACTCAGGTTTAATCTTCTTAATCAGCTTTGATTCTAAATCATGTGCAGCTCCGTAAGTAGTGGCAGGTTTCATCTTCACATAATCCCATTCTTTAATCGTGTGTTTCGTAAACCGTTGTCGTACATTCTTACTAATACCGATATATATCACCTTACCATCTTTATACATCACATAGACACCACAACATATCGGCACATCCTTCTTATCATTATATACCTGCCACTTACTCATTGCTTTCTCCAAATATCTATCTTATTTAAACTGACTACTAAAATGAACATTGCTCCTACCATTTTAAATACTTGAGTAAAAAACCATCCAATCATCAGCATCCATGTAGGAATATCAATAATAATCATCTCTCTACCTCATCAAAGATTTCTAATAACATTGATTCCATCTTGTCAAATTTTTTATTAATAAACCATCTTTGCAGATAGTGATAGGCTATTAATAAAACAGCGATGTACACTAATGTAAATACATCAAATCCATTTTCTGATAATGACTGTATCCAGTAACTCATACTACTCTCCTTTGTTTGTAAATCTTGCCCTACAGGTTTCTTTTAGTGCCAACCATAAGAATACATTTATCATTTATTTGCCAATCTTCGTCATCAATCCAAATTCCTGCTCGCTTATGTGTTAGGCTTACAGGCTTAATTAAATGATTATTGTAGGGCATTTTTTTTATAAAATTCTTTTTCCATAACATCTAAGCGACCCAATAACTGCTGCACTTCTTGTACTGCATTTTTATTATTATCTGCTTTACTTTTTAAAACTTCACTCGCTAGACCTTTTCTGATCCATGTTAAATCATTTGGTGTGATCTTCATGTACTGACTCCACTTTAGTTGATATACTATAAATTTCATGGGTAGGAATGAGATAGCAGCGTTTTGGTTCTGTATCTCCTTTCCCTGTAATCAATCTTTGTTGATACCCTTTCTCTAAAATTAAATCTTTAATCTTCTCAGGCTTTACCCAGACTAAATTCTTTCCATCATAAAACACCCATATATCAGCCTCTGTTGACAGAATACCTGATGGTTTATGATACATATAAGTTTCAATTAAAAAATTATTGGTGTGTTGTGACTTTTGGTCACTTTTTACTTCTATCCTTGTATTGGTAGAAGGTGAATACAGATCGAACTGTTTAAACTTGCCAGGAATAGGCAAAGCAAAGGGGTCTTGCTCTCGAATCCTATCGAGAACTAATTGTTCTATCTGTTTACCGTATAATAGTGCTTCGTTGAATGTAGGCATGGTATGTGGTTCTCATGTTGCTACTCCTGATCTATACAGTCGCAGGGTTCAAAAAATTCATGCGGTACTTGATAGTACCCTCTCTCTTCATACTCAGTCTCAAGTACACCACCATCACCAGAACAATACTTACAAGTTGTTTCCGCAAACTCCTTGAAGTAGTCCGCTTGCTCTTCGGCAGTCATGTACTCAAACTGTTCAGGGCGGGGATGCGCCCGCCCGTTACAGTCTGGTATGGATTTAGAAGGGTAGTTCATCATCCTGTTTTTGTTGATTAGCTTGAAACTCGCTAACCTTCAGAGATAAATACTTATCTCCTTTCTTTGATTGATTAGACCAAGCAGATAAGCTATAGTCTTTTCCATCAAGATTGATTTTCCCAGTCATGTGGGGATGCTTGTCTGTCTTACGCTCTTTTGCAGTAAACAAAGCACCTTTATTTGTATTGTCAAAAGCCATTACGCTGACTCCTTTAGTTGTTCCTGTTCTTCTTCTTCTTCTACTAATGTGAAGGTTGTAGGTAAATCTGGTGGAAAAGACGGAACAGGATTATTATTCGCCCAATCCGAGACTTCTACAACCTTTTTCCAAGTTACTTCATCGCACTTATACTTCTTAAAAGTATAGTTAGGTGCTTTACGCCATCCTGACTTCAAGTATAGACACGCTATACCATCTATCGGATAATCAGGGAATAACGATTCCCACAATATCTTATATGAGGTTAACTGAAGTTGATGTACATTATATGGTTTCCCTGTTTTCCAATCCACAATCCATCGTTCTTCTTCACCTTTCTTATTAACTAACCTCACTACCCAGTCCGCAGTTCCTGCCCAGGGATGTAGTTGATTTCCTTCTGAGTCTGCTGCTAAGTCAAACATACATATCTCTGTAGCTTCTGTAGTAAACTCTCCATTTACTTGAGAGTCCTCACAAAACTGCATAAAAGACATAATATACTTAATCATCTCTCTGGTGATTGGCACTAATTCATCGGTATCTTTATTGTGCCATTTAGTTTCCCTTTCAAAATCTATTTTTGTACCTAATAATAATCGTTCACAGTAATCATGTACGATTGTTCCTATAGCTGCGCGCTTATTAGCATAATCCATAGCATCCTGATAAGTAGGTGCATTACCTAACCAAGTGTGAAAGCCGATACCTTTATCTAAGACATTCTCAAAGGTGGTAGATGATCGCTTATATATCATCGGTGCATCTTTAAAATGTTCTTCCCAATAATCTTCTAATGGTGAATACCATCTTCCATTGGCAAGGTCATGCCTTTCAACGGGTATCGGTGATTGTAGTAGTTCCTGTTCTAACATACTATTACCTTTTTTGTTATATGATTAAATCGCTGATGTCATAACGTTTTGTTCTGTAGCCAAGATTGATTTCTTTGATCTTTCCTGACTTTGCCCATAGTCTAATTGTCGCTGGATGAACATTGAAATATTTTGCAATTTCGCGTGTAGTATATGTTTTTCTTTGACTTTCCATTATTTATATTTAGTTTTATTATGTAATTAAAGTGTTTTATTTAATATCAATAACATAACTTAGTAATGAAAAAGTAATAAACAAAGTAATATTTGTAATATGAATCAGATTAACACAGAAGAATTTATAGAACAGCTAAAAAACTATTTTAACCTTAATACGGATGAGGATTTGGCATTTAGACTAGATATGACACAGCCTGCTATTACTCATTGGAGGAGAAGAAGGTGATTATCATAGTATCAGACATACTTATGGTGAAAGACTAGAAGAACAAGGATTAGAGTATTTAGAAGTGAAGTTTTTAATGGGACATAGAATAGATGATATTACCTGGCGATATATTCATAAAAGTGTATCCAAGTTTAAACCTGCTATTTATAATATATAAAGTGTGTCATTAATGTGTCATATTTACTACAACTTACTACTACTTATGATGATGAATGAGAGTGTATTTTACGAGGGAAAATAAAATGTAACGAGGAAGGTCGGATCGGTTTTCAAGACCAGTGCATTCAACCAGACTCTGCCACCCCTCCGAAGATAAAATAATTATATAAATACTTACTGTGTCATTTTTGTGTCATTTTATACTTTTCAATAAATTCTTCTGGATCACCCTTTCCTAAATCTGAATTGTAATATTTCTTCCAATAATGTGCCATCTCTTCTACAGTTTTTGGAAGTTTTTTAGGGACTCTCCGATACTTTAATCTACACATAATTATCGCATAGGAAATATTGGTTTCTAATAAATCTCTTACCTCTTCCTCTTCCACGCCTTTACGAAAATAAAAGGGTGCTACCTTTGCAGCTACCGCACATTTACCTAATAGATTCTTTCTATAATCAAGGTAGTTAACAATCGTATCCATAGCACCAGTCATTCCTGGTTCTATCTGCCACCAACTACGCGCTACTCCATTGTTCCATTGTTTTAAATAATCATAATTACTTTCTATTAGACCAGTCCCAAATATCAAATTCTCCGCTTCTGGGGAGTACATATTTATTTTCCTCAATATGTTCTCTATAAGCTCCCTGATCTGTTTCTGTTTTCTTGCGTGCATATCGTGTTACCTTATATTCATGTACATAGACATAATCTATAGTTTCTTCTCTGTAAGTAATTTTTTTAGTAGTAGTTCCTCGGTTATACACCAAGTATAGAATGGCGATGAGTCCTAATCCGTATAAAGCATAACTCCTCATTAAAGAGAAATTAGTAAGTAGACTAGGACAATCTCAACGCTATATGCCAATCTTTTTAAGCAGCACACCTTTAATTACTTTCCAAAGAGCTTCCAGTATCTTTTTTTCTGTAGCCTCTGAAATGATGGGTATATCCACAGCCTTATTAATTTCAGCAATAATTTCAGCTCCGTTTTCATCTGATAGTAAATCATCTGCGATTAGTTTTGCTAACATTAGTATTTCCTTTTCATCTTTTTCTTTTTTGTAGTTCCAACCTTCTTGGTTTTCATCTTTTTCTTTTTACCGTATGGCATCTCTTTACCCTTTATGTATTTTCATAATAGGAAAATTTGCTGTTAATGATGCGCCTTTATGTCTTTTAAATGCACCTTTATGTTTCATTAACTTTAATGTATTACCCTTCTTCATCCAGTGATACCCTTTAGGTGCTTTTACTTTCATGCTATTTTTAATCCCTTTTTAATCACTTTTAATTCTTTTGATTTTATATGTAAGATATACAATGCTCATTATTGCCACTACACATTGTAATAATAAATTCAATTCTGCCATATATACGCCATAGTTGGCAAAGGATATTGAAGATACTTTTAAACTATCCATTAGTGTTTTCCTCCACCATTTAATCTGCCACTCATGTAGCTAATTTTATCAGATAAGTCATCTACCTCTTTCATAAGAGATTCATGCCTTCTATTTCTTTCATTGGACTGAGACTCTGAATCTCTTTGAATCCTGTCTAACAACTTCAACAAGATTCCTTCTACATTTGCTGTAGTCCCTTCTGCTTTCGCTAAGTCAACAGACATTTTGTCTAGTGCTTCATTTTGTGCAGCTTGAGATTTAATTAGATTGGTAATCATAAATCCAAATAAAAGAGAAATAACCCCTGTTGCTCCAAGCGTACCGTAAGCTTCTAATAAAGTCGCTGTATCCACTACTTTTTACCTCTTTTCTTTTTACCCCAGGATAAGGGGTTGATGTTAAACTCTTTTTCATAGAAGGCTACTTTCTCTGCCAGCTCTTGTCTCTCAACCCGTTCTTCCAAGATATGCTTATCAAGTAAGCTCCCAATTTGTTCATCCGCATAAGTAACTTTATCTTCAAGTTTTCTAATCCGACTTTCAATCTGCCAATAACCATAGACCAACATTCCGATAAGAACTGCAATTTGACCAAGCCATTTAAGGTTAATGCTAACAATGGCGTTATCATCAAGAATAGCAGTGCGATAACTTCTGGCTGTATTTGGTTTGTCACTCACTGCTTCCTGATTGTTTCCCAATCATTGTGCAGATAACACCAATTTGAGTTATCAGATACGCGACCATGATACCAATGAATAGTTGAGTCAACATCCATTACTTCTATAAAAACCGAATTTGTAACTGTATCCGATGGTGTAACTGGTAGATTTCCGACTATCCATCCCTGACTTGTGCAACTTGTAAGCAACAGGAATATCATAAGAGGCATTAGTATTCTCATAGATTACGATAAAATCTCCGTTATGCAGCTTCTTGATTTTGTTCTTCAATTAAAGTTTCCCTAAACATCTGGATTAAGCCATTCTTAGTAATTTCTAACTGCTCTTGAATAAAGAAATTGCTATTTTGTTTATCTGTTACATTTTTTAAATGATCGCAGATTCTTAACTGTTTACCATCCATATCTTCTTTAAAATATGATTGATCATCTAATACCAATAAAGGCTCTTTGTCTTTTGTTTTAGCCATTATATTTCCTTTTTATTTGTTAATTAAAGTTTTTTAAAATCAGCGATTGCAGAGGCTAATCCATCAGATTGTGCTTTTGCTCTTGCCATATCGGCATCACATCTTTCTTTTTCTCTTTCTAAATCTGATAACCTATATTCTTTTTCACTATCAGCTAATGCTTCACCACTTTCAGCATCCCATCTCTTTTGCACTAAAGCAACGTATGATTCTTTCTTTTCTGCTACTGCTCCTCGTACAACTTTGCCATCTTCATCTTTTACTTCTGAAACAGCTTCTTGTACGACTCTTTCTTTGCTTTTAAAATCGGCTGTTTTGCCTTTCTTATCAGCGTATTTTGCCCAATTCACTTAAGACTCCTTGTTTTTTAATTACTTTTTTTCTGGTTCAACTATTACTTTTCCGTTTTCATCTGTCCAATTAGTTTCTTTTATATGGTCATCCTGCCTTTCGCCTATAACTAACCAAGAAACAGTAGCAGTTGAATCTGTATTTTGACAGCTAATAGTTAATATATTTCCACTTACAGAACCTTTTACAGCATCCCAATCAGATTCATTAGATGTAAAGCATTGTATATCTGTATTTAATAAAACAAATGTGCCTTCTGACATTCCAGAAACTGTATCAAGATTTATTTCAACAGAACCATTTGAAAGATTAGTTTTGCCTCTATATATATTATCTGCTTGTGGAGATTCAACAAAACTATGAACTAAATGATGGGTATCTTTTTTGGCTTCTAAAGGATGGTCTATTTTAAAAGAGCCAGAACCTTTTGATAAAGCTCCATCTATATCCATATTTCTTGAAGCATCAATTTCTACAGCTTTAGTTCCATTAATTGTAATTCTTAAATTATTATCAGCAGAATGGTAAATACCTGTATTGGTATCAGTTCCGAAATATATAGAAGGTGCTGTTGCTGAACCTCCATGTTCTAATTTAATTTTTGCACTATGAACTGTAGCACCACTATCTGACGCCATATAAACAGCAGTTACATCTGCATTGCCAAGTGTTACTGTATCATCACCTTTTCCTGTTGTTCCATATCCAATTACTGTCTGATTTTGTGCTGTTGAACCACTTACATCTGCTACTCTTCCTATACAGGTATTTTCATCGCCTACGGTAATTGTATCTCCTGCTCCTTGACCTACTAACGTATTAGCATTAGCCCCACCTTCTAATAAATAACCAGCTTCCTCTCCAATACAAGTATTCCAAGAACCAACAAATGGAGTTGAATCATTGCCATGACCAGCTAAATAACCCACAAAAGTATTTAAACTTGCTGTTGTAGCATTAGTTCCTGCTTCATAACCCACAGCTACATTGCCAGTTCCAGTAGTCAAATCTGTAAGAGCCTTATGCCCTACAGCAGTTGTAGCATTTGCGAATTCCGCCCCACCAGTACCTGCTTGAACTGCACAAGCTAAATGACCAATGGCTACAGTTCCATTATTATCATCTTCATTTGCTGTGGCTAATGCCCCAGTTCCTATTGCAATATTATATGAACCAACTTCGTTAGTACCCAAAGCTCCTTTAATAGTACCACTACTATTATCCCAACTACCAATAGCTACATTATTTGTTCCTGATGTTAATCCCTTACCTGATTCAGCACCGACAGCTACATTA